GATAGGCATCAGGGGCACTTGGCTGTGCCACAATGTCCACTGTTACAATATCAAAGTCGCTTACTTGTCCACTTCCGTCGACGTTTCCGCTACCTCTACTGCTTACACCAAGTTTAGCACCTGCTTTTAATAATGCTCTTGCAATATTACCCATCGGTGTTTCTATAATTTTAAGTTTGCCCAAACCGTTTGAATCATCATAAGTCATATCTTGAATTATGTGGCTCACACGGTCTAAATTTATTTGTAACTCTTCTGGATGATCTAACTCACCCATCACAGTTTCGCCTTTTCCAAGACGTTCTTTTACACTATCAACAGCCTTTTTAATTTCATCTTTGGGATATACTCTACCGTTTTGGTTTTTTACATCGCCTTGTATGAATAAACCTTGCATATATAAGTCTTTACCATCTTTTGATTCCATTATCTGGACATTAGATGCTTCTGGGCTTAGATATTCGTATAGTTTATTGGCCATTGTTTAACTCCTACTAATTAAAAAGACTTATGCCTTTTTAGGTTCAACTTTAATGTTGTCTGTAGGTGTGTGATCTTTCGCTGACTCACCTTTGTTGCCTTCGCCGCCGTCTTTTAGGACTACTGCTTTAGTTTTACCGTCTGCGATTTTAGATGGAGCAGGCATTTTCATACCATGTTCGTTATCTGCATTTCCGCCACTTGGTGCCGCTACATTGTCAGAAAGTTTAGTTGCTTCTTCAACAACTTCATCTTCTTCTGCAACTTCTTCGTCTAAGTCATATTCAACTGATTCAAGGTCCATTTCATCTGGTAATTCTGCATCTAATTCTGCTTCTTCACCGTCTTCCATGTCGCCTTCTTCGTCGTCTGATAATAATTTTTCAAATTCTGCTTTAAGGTCTTCTAGCTCGTCTTCGATGTTATCAACTTTATCTTCTAGGTCTTGTTCTTCACCTTCGTCTTCAGCGTCTAACTCTAATTCGTCTTCTGCTTCGTCTTCAAATGTACCTGTTTCGTCTGCTGAAATATCATCTGCAAAGTCATTTGATTGATCAATTACTTCATCAACTTCAATTTCTTCTTCGACTGCTTCTTCTTCTGACTCTTCAGATTCTTCAACTGCTTCTTCCTCAGATTTCTCTGATTCTTCAACTGCTTCTTCTTCTGATTCTTCAGATTCTTCAACTGCTTCTTCTTCGGAAACGTCTTCGTCTAGAACTTTTTCATATTCTGCTCTTGCTTTAGCAACAACATACTCATGAAGCATTTCTTCCGCTTTTTCGTTTTCTTCGGCTAGTAGTAGTTCAAGAATATTCTCTAATTGTGTTCTTGATTCTGACATTGTGGTCTCTCCGATTAAATAATTTATGATAGAAATGACACTAAAGTCATTCTACCCTGTTAAGTACTTATATGATGTATGTTTATTTGTATGAAAACGGTGTAAAAATGGTGTTTTTGAAGCGAAAACCGTTAATTCGCTAGTATATGTCATTATATTTAATGTTTTTAAATATTTTATTAAAAACTACTTAAACTAGGCCACCACCAGCATCTTGTGACTGGTTAGCATACATAACCTTAACAAATTTATCATGTTCTGCTTTTTCTTTATTTTTAAGATCTCTGACTTTTCTTAATTTGCCTATTTCTTCTAAAGTAAGTTTGGACTTTCTAGTATCCTCTTTACTACGTTTGACAAACTTGTCAAGTTCTGGATTGTAAAATTCTATTAATCTCATTATAAACTACCTGCCCCGCCTGGTGTAATTGGTGGTGTCGGTTCTCCTCCACCTGCATCATCAGTATTTATGCCTTCTTCACCAGCCATTGGATCTGCCAATGGAATTTCTCCTGCTGGTATCTCAAAATTAGGATCTACTGCCATTGGATCATTAGGTCTTATACCTAAGTTTCTAAGTTCTGCGGACTTACCATCCTGTGTATCATACTTTTCATATCCGTTTTCAGATCTCCAGAGCTCTTCGTTTTCTTTTATCTCTTGTTCTGTTAATCCTAAATATTTTTTAAGTTTAAATTGGTTGGATAAGTGTGGAACTGCCGCTACTGCATTATATAATTGAGCACGTTCTGTATCTAATTGTAAGTCTTTATAAGTACTAAAATTAAGTGGTTTATTGAATTCTATATTGAATAATGCACTATCTATATCAATGCCACGATGCTTTAAAAACATCTTAAATTCTTTATCTAGGTCTTCTTGTATCTGTCTTTGAAGCCTTTCTACGTATTTTGCAAACCTATATTCCTGTATATAAGCAACACCTACTTTACCGTCATTGTATACCGCTGAGCCATCATCAGGCCCTGTAGGTAAGTAAGAACTAGGTATTCTTAAACCACGTAATAGTTTGTTATTAAAATATCTTAAGTCATCAATTTGTCCTAAGTTTTCACCGCCTGGTAGTGTATCTACTTTTGAGCCTCTGCCATCTGCCGTTTGAGCAAAGAAGTAGTCTTCTAACATGCTCATTGGGTTATAAGCCGCATCTACAACACCACTGCCGTCTGCTTTCTTATTAGGTACACGTTTTTGCTGTACTTCATATTTTACTTGTTCTAAATACTGTCTTGCTTTGTGAGGTGGCATATTACCAACATCAATCATAAACACACGTCTTTCAGGTGCTCTGTGTACCCTGTATATAATAATAGAATCTTCAAGCAATTCCTTTTGCTTGAAAACCTTAAATATGGGTTCTAAAATACTAACACCAAATGGCCATGCATGGTCCATACCTTGTGTTAAACTTACGTGAACAATGTTTTTGGCATCTACAGGAGTACCTTGGTCTGCACCGTCTATTGCACCAGTACCGTATGCATTTGCTGTACTGTTTACGCCTGCCATTACACCAGTAAGACCCTGCCCACTTCCGTATGGTCTTGCATGTAACCCTGCTACACTTGTTGCTGTTAATTCTTCAAATAAGGGTTCTAAGTTTTTAATAAAGTAAGTTTCAATTTTCTTACCTTCACTTTCGTTTACAATAACCTTTTCTACGTTTGCAGGATCAACCCAATACAACTTGTATGTTTCTGGGTCTCTGATAAAGAATTGATCACCGTATTTGATAGTACTCCTAAATATACCAAATACTCTTTTATGTAAATCGTTTAATTTACTCCATTGTTTAATTGTTTTGCTGATAATGGAGTTTTCTGTATCTGTAGGATCTGTGTGGAATTTTACTTCAAAAGGTAAACCGGAATATTCATCTTCTTGTGTTCCGAATTCTGCAACTGTATCTAAGGCGGCATTTATTTCCAAATCGTTATCCATTTGGTCATACTGCATATATCTCATTAATCTGTTAGGAGAACCTGCGTATACTTCAGGTAACCAACTAGCATATCTGCTGGAAGCCGCACCAGGTCCTGTTTCAGACTGATTGCCTGTCACGTTCAGTGGCAACCCACTGTTGTCGACTGATGTAAAATACTTTTTCCAACTCATATAAGAATCCTTTTAGTTATAATACACTATTTATCTGAAGTTGTCAACTGATTATTAAAGGTCTTGGCTACATATTGCCTTCTTCAATTGTCCTAGTTTGTTTTCTAGTTAAAAGAATAAGTGTTTCTAAGTATTTTTTCATTTCATTATCATCAAGACGTCCGCCTGAGCCGTCTTCGTCAAACGATCTTCGGAAGTCTCCTCCGCCAGGTGCTGTAATACCGGAACCTATATCTGCTTTTCTACCGGCTTCCATCTGTAATCGATGAATCAATTGACTATTTTTGCTTTCCATTAATTTAGTCAACTTTTCTTGTTCTATTGTACTTAATTCTGTGTTACCTAAAGTGACAACTTTAGATTCTCTATCTCTTGTTGCGGATGTGTGCAGGAACCTTTGACCGCCGTGATCCCCTAAAAATCCTGGTTGTGCTACTCCATATTGATTTGTTCTACCTTCCATTATCATATCAAAATTTGTTTTGCCGGCAGTATTAGGTACTACATCATCTATAGTAGAATCTCTATATACGTCTGCAGAATTCTTACTGGCTTGATTAGATGTATATCTAATTGCGGAATCTTCTCTCATAACAGTTGCTCTATTGTCCAGTTTTTTCTCAAATTCTTCATCTGATAATGTTTTAAGAGGATTCAAATAACGTAAAATTCTGTCCATCATATTTGAGAACATAATTAAAAATTCTGTTTGTAAGACACTTGTTATTTTTGTAATCACAGGCATAATTAATTTTTCTGCAACATCACCTATACTTGAACCTTGATTAGATTTTAAAAACTCTTTTACTCTTTCGTTAAAATTCAAGATTTTAACTGTCATAGTATCTATAGCCATCGGTAGTTTTGTTGCCAGACCGTCAGCAAGTGAACTATTAACCTTATCTCCAGTTTTTTTTATTCCCAAAAGTGTCTCTACAAGTGATTGAACTGACGTTCTTAAGGCGGCAAAAGAGTTGTTAAAGGCATCATAATCTATGCCACTTATAAAAGCAGTAATAAACAGGTCTTTTACTGCTGTAATAGATGACATCAATTGTGTGAATGTGCCACCAAGCAGATTTGCGGTTCTTTGAAACTGTACTGGATCATAATTTTCAATATTTTCTCCCGCTTTATTAATTTTTTCCATAGACTTTTCAAACTGCATTACGCCTTTAGCCAATACCAATGCCTGAGCGTCACCTGTTCTTGCTATTGCAAATATTCTGTTCTTTTCGGCTTCTGAAAGTTGCCCGAGACGCTCTGTAAACATCATTGCGGCTTCTTCCCCGTCAAGCATTTGGTTATTGAATCCTCCAACAACATTATTAAAGTCACCTGCTAAACTTGGTAATACTGTAATAAAACGTTTTGCAGATTCGCTGAAACCAATAGCACCAAATGATGCCGCTTCTACGGCCGCCGCCGCTAATTCACCACCTAGTTCTCCACCTGTGGCTCTTAAAACACTAACAAACTCTTGAGCCCCTTTGATCATTTCTTGTCTGGTATCCTCGTTCATTAATAATACTCTTGATTGGAAATCAGATGATGATTCTAATAAACTTAAAGTAAATGCTCTTACAGTTTCTAAACTTTGTCCTAAAACACCAGTATATTTCATTTGGGTGCTAAGTAGGTCTTTGGTTCTGTTTACTAATTGCTGTCTTTGAGTTGATTCTAGTCTACTAATATTACCCATTCTTGTGGCAAAAGATATTTCTTCCCTAAAAATATCTATGTTGTCTTGATGGGTAAGACCTAAATCTGCACCTAAATTTGTAAGGTTCTGAAATTGATTTAAAAGTTTATTTACGGATTCTCCGCCAAGAGCCTGCATAGCACCAGCGGCATTAATTGCGAAATTCGTAGCCTCATCTAAACTCAAACCAAGAGTTCTTAAACGAAAATTAGTTTGCATAAATTCATCTGACTGATTAAGTCCAACATCGGTAAGTCTATTTAAAGATGCTGTATATTTAAATAGGGTGTCAGTAGTTAGGGCCATTACAGCACCAGTCAGAACTCCTATTCCTGAAACTAAACCGCCTATAGCACCGCCCACAGCCGCACCTAGAGATACAGACATACCCCTCATAGCACTATATTCCTTAGTGGTTTTTTTAATTTCTTTGCTTTGTTCTTCTTGGCTTTTTGTGGATTCTTTTGTGGCCTTAGAAGCATCGTTGGCATCTTTATTAGTGCCTTTACCGCCTCTGATTGCTTTAATTAATTTTTCGTTTTCTTTTGTTATAGTACCTGACAATTTAGACATATCAGCCGCCATTTTTTTCATGGTAACTTCTTTTGCCCAATCTGGTAATACCGTTTGTCCGTTGTCTAAATTAATTTCATCCATCTACTAAAATTCCATTATATGCTGTTTTAACTATGATAAATATATCATAAGATAAACTCATAGTAGTATTTATCAAAAGAATTAACAGGAGTTTTAATTATGACGAATGAAACAAATCCATTAGCCGCACATTTTAGACAAACAAAGTTGTATATGAAATTACCTAGTGGTGGTTTGTTCAACACAGAAAGCGATTTAGATTTGCCAGACAGCAGAGAAGTTGCTGTATTTCCTATGACTGCAAAGGACGAAATACTAATGAAGAATCCAGATGCTTTATTAAACGGTGAAGCAGTACTTCAGGTAATAAGAAGTTGTGTACCTAGTGTTTTAGAACCAAAGGAACTTACAAATATAGACGTAGATGCACTTCTTTTAGGAATACAATCCGCAACATATGGCGATGAAATGGAACTTAGTACCAAATGTAAATTCTGTGATAAGGAACTTACAGGAGTTATAAGCATACAAGAATCTCTTGATCAAATAGAACCTTTAGAAGAAGTTAATATTGTAGAGTGGGATGGATTAAATGTTGTATTAAGACCAGTAAAATACAGAAGCACCATAGAAGCAGGTCTTGTAAATTTTCAAACAACAAGAAGTTTACAGAGTATTGCAGATTTACCAGATGATATGGACAAACTATCAATCTTTAATGAAAACTTTAATAGAATGGCTTTATTAAATTTTAGCCTTATATGCGACAGTATAGAAAAAATTATTATAAAAGGCGAAGAAACTGTTGAAGTTACTGATAGAGATCAAATCATAGAATTTTTAGAAAACTGTGAAGCATCTATAGGAACGAAAATTGAAGAGGAAAGCACAAAAGTTTCCACAAAAGGTATTTCAAAAGAAATGAAGTTTGCTTGTGATGGAGAATGCGGCGAAGATAAAATTACTGAAACCAGTATAGTTCTTGATCCTGTAAATTTTTTCATGGCTTCCTAGCGACAGCCGAACCTGATGAAATAGTTCAGTTCCTAGAGAAGTTAAAAACAGAAAGATCGGCACTTTACAAAAACATTATGGAAATGGTTGTTTATAGTGAGGGCCGAATAACTTACACAGAAGCATGGCATCTTTCTATAGAAGAAAGACAATTATTTATTGATGTTTTAACTACCTTTAATAAACAAAAGAATGGCGATGATTCAGAAACGAACGAATACTTATAATGAGTGATTGGATTTACAATAAGAAAAAAGTTACTGAACTTCCAGAAGACTGTGAAGCATTTGTATACTTGATCACAAACAACCAAAATGGTATGATGTATATTGGTAAGAAACTTGCCAAATTCAAAACAACTAAACCTCCCTTAAAAGGCAAAAAGAATAAAAGACGTGGCACTAAAGAAAGTGACTGGCGTACTTATTGGGGGAGCAACGACCATTTAAAAGCAGACGTAGAAAAACTTGGAGAAGACAATTTTACAAGAGAAATTTTATACTTTTGTACAAGTAGAGGCATAGCAAGTTACTTGGAAGCCAAAGAACAATTCGATCGAGAAGTACTACTCACAGACGACTATTATAACGGAATTATTAACGTTAGAGTAGGCGGTTCAAAAATCCTGAAAGAAGCATTATCAGACTGATAACTAATTGCTGATAACAACTCACATCATGGCATTACAGACGTTAAGTCAATCAAGGCACACATAGGACTATACACCCGCCCCAACCGAGGCATTGAATATCGGGCTCTTTGACAAT